ATCAAAATCATAAAAAATAAAGATATAATATTATGAACCTCACACAAGAGCAGATACAATTTATAGACGAAAATTTTCAAAAAATGCCTGATTTAATTGAATTAACACGCGCTACCTTTAAAGATGGCACTATCGATGGTCGATCTAAACAAGGAAGAGCTGTGCGAGCATATTTAGCATCCAAACAAATTAAATACAAAACTGTTGCACATGAGACCGTAAAACCAATAGTATTAACTGAAGAGCAAAAAAACTTTATAGAACAGTATTCTCAAGACGGAATGAGTAGTTATCAAATCGCTCAGCTATTATTTCCTGATGATGAAGTTAAAAAGTTAGGCAGAGAACAAAGAACGGTTGGTAATTATCTCGATGCTGTCAAGAAAAGAAAACGGGAAGAGAATCGTGCAGAAAGAAATAAATATGATGGACCCAAACATATAGCTGAATGCATAGATCGAGTCAATCTCTATACTGATGCTGGTTTAGTTGAAGGAGAAATGAAAGCTATGGAAAAAAAATCTATAGAGTCCTTGTTTAGGTTTTTGAAATCGCCTCGCTTTACTCAAATTATTAGTAACTACCACAAAGAAGAAGATCAGGATTTATTTGAAGCTGAGTTTATTCGAGCTACATGGGATAAACCTGACTTGAGTGCGGATGAAATTAATTTATATGTCAATGTATGTGTGGATTATATTAACTTAAAAAACATATCTTCACACATGGAAAAGTTAAATAGAATGTTTGATGAAGCTGACGAACAACAAGAACTAACTGTCAGGCTATCAGAATTATTGAAAACTAAAAGTGAAGAGTATAATCAATGCGAAAAAAGGCAAGAATCATTGATTCAGAGATTGGCTGGTGACCGAGCAAAAAGAATATCTCAACGTCAAGATCAAAATGCTTCGATACTTTCTCTAGTAGAAAGTTTTCAAAATGAAGAAGAGCGAAAGTTAATGGTGAAAATGGCAGATATGCAAAAGAAAGCGATCAAGGAAGAGGCTGAGCATTTAGAGTCAATGAATGAATGGAAGTCTAGAATACTAGGTATATCGAAAAGTGATGTGATATGAAACTAGATCAAGATTTATATTGTTATAAAATTAGTAAAATAGTTAAAGTTATTGATGGCGACACTATTGATGCTATGGTAGATCTTGGTTTTGATATACATATCAAATGCAGAATTAGACTACTGGGTATTAATGCTCCAGAATCTAGAACCAAGGATAAAGAAGAAAAAAAGAGGGGTTTGTTAGCTAAAGCTAGATTAAAAGAGCTATGCAAAGGCAATGTATTATTGCAATCACATGGAAAAGAAAAGTATGGCAGGATTCTGGGAGTACTGTTTTCTGCTGGAGTTAGTTTAAACAATATTATGGTAGCAGAAGGTCATGCTAAAGAATATTATGGAGGAAAAAGATAATACAACATGTAAAGTGTGCGGCGAATCTTTTGACAGTTCAAAAGGTTTACATATACATTTAAAAAAACATAAAATTGATTTAGCTACATACTACACTACATACTATCCAAGGCAAAACTTATTAACTGGGGAGCCACTACCATTTAAAAAGAAAGAGGATTACTTTAATAATGATTTTAACACAAGAAGAGAGTTGATAAAGTGGTGTATGTCTCAAGAAAAAAGTGTTACCGCTGAATATGCATTAAAAAAACTCAAACAAAGAATAAAGTTAAAAAATTTAAAGCATGCACCAAACCATCTTGAGTTAAAGATATCAAAACTACCTGATATAGATGTTTACAAGTATGCATTCGGGTCTTATGGTAAGGCATGTTCAGAAGCGGGCGTCAAGCCCCTACAAGGCAGTAAAATGGATCCAGATTTTTTTAAGGATGATGAGCATTTTGAAAACTTAAAAATATTCATAGATACTCGAGAACAAAAACCTTTAACTTTTAATGTCTCCGAAAATTTAAAACTTGACTTTGGTGATTATACTGTTGGAGGAGATGATTATAATTATACATATATAGATAGAAAGTCAGATACTGATTTTAAAGGTACTCTATCTGGAGGTTTGTCTAGGTTTCGCAGAGAATTGCAAAGGGTTAAAGATTTTGATTCATATTTATTTATTGTAGTAGAAAGCGATTTAAATCGTTTATATAAAAATAATATGTATGGCCCACATAAGTCTAGCTTAGAATTTGTATATCATAACATGCGACTTGTATCACATGAATTTGCTGGTCACTGTCAATTTGTATTCACAGGAACACGTACTAACTCTCAATCTATTATTCCTAAAATCCTAAAATTGGGTCAAAAATTATGGGATGTAGATTTACAATATTATATAGATAAAAATGGCTTGGATTGAAGGAAATCAAAAACGTAGAGAGAAAGAAGATGTTAACCAGCAGATATTGCAGTTAGAGGGTTTTTTGGAAGAAAATGAAGCAAAACAAAATTTATATAAATTTCTAAAAGACAACATCACTTTCACTACTAGTTTAATTGGGGGTGTAGATCTATTTCCATTTCAACATATGGCGATTAAGGCTATGTTTGAAACTGATTATTTTATGGGAGTGTGGAGTCGTGGTATGAGTAAATCGTTTACTACAGGTGTTTATGCATTTTTAGATGCGATATTACATCAAGGTGTCGAAATTGGTATATTAGCCGCTTCATTTAGACAGTCAAAACAAATATTTAAAAAGATTGAAGATATAGCAAATAAGCCAGAGGCTAAAATGCTAGCTAACTGTATTACAAAAAAATCGAAAAGTAATGATGAATGGTTAATGGAAATTGGAAGAAGTAGAATACGAGCTTTACCTTTAGGTGACGGTTCTAAACTTCGCGGTTTTCGTTTTCATAGAATTATTATTGACGAGTTTTTATTAATGCCTGAGAGAATCTATAATGAGGTTATTGTTCCTTTCCTTTCTGTTGTTGAGAACCCCACTCAAAGAGAAGATTTATACAATCTTGAAACCAAACTAATTGAACAGGGTAAAATGACCGAAGAAGAAAGGTATATATGGCCAAACAATAAACTCATCATGCTGTCGTCTGCTAGTTATAAATTTGAATACATGTATAAATTATATAGTCAATTTGACAACTTAATCCATCACCAGACCGACAAAGCTACTCGATGTATTATGCAATTTTCGTATGACTGCGCTCCCAAACAATTGTATGATCAAAATTTGATTACTCAAGCTAAAGCTACAATGAGTCAATCCCAGTTTGAGCGAGAGTTTGGAGCATTGTTTACAGATGATAGTTCAGGTTACTTTAAAACATCAAGAATGGCTGCTTGTACGGTTGTTGATGGAGATGATCCACATGTCGAAGTTAAAGGCAATCCGGAGGATGAATATGTACTAGCATTTGACCCATCTTGGTCTGAAAGTGAAAGTAGTGACGATTTTGCAATACAAGTTCTAAAATATCATAAAGAAAAAGGAACCTCTACATTAGTGCATTCTTATGCTATGTCAGGAACACCTTTAAGAGAACATATATTCTATTTCTATTATCTAATTAAAAATTTTAATATCATAGCTATCGTAGGAGACTACAATGGCGGCGTTCAATTTATTAATGCTGTCAATGAAAGTGAATTATTTAAATCAAATAATATTAAAATTAAAACTCTTGATGGTGAGTTTGATAAAATGGACACATATAAAGATGAACTTAGAACAGCAAAATCTCAATACAATAAAAAAGACTATCGATACTTAATATTACGCAAACCAACATCTGACTGGATTAGGCGAGCAAATGAATTATTGCAGGCCAATTTTGACCACAAGAGAATTTGGTTTGGATCTAGAGCTATTGATGAATCTTATAACAAGCAGAGAGCTAAAAAAATACCCATTGACAAATTAAAATTCTTAAGATTGTCTGATGAAGAGCAAAAGCAAGCTGGTGCCGCAAAAATGATTGACTTTATAGAGCATCAATATGACATGATTAATATGACAAAGAATCAATGTGCTTTAATTCAGATAACAACATCTCCACAGGGCACACAAACTTTTGGATTGCCTGCTGAATTGAGACGGCAAACTGGTCCAGATAAAGCTAGAAAAGACTCGTATTCGGCATTGGTGCTAGGAAGTTGGATGGTAAAAGTGTTTCATGACATGAACAACACACAAGCTGAAAAAGTATATTCCGGTTTTACTCCAATGTTTATAAGTTAACTTTTAACTTTTATAGACTTTTACTTTAACTTTGTGTATTATAGTTTGTGAAAGAAAAAAGAAAATACACTAAAAGATCTGAATATTGGAATCAATTCAGGCAAAACGATAAACCTATTGAGGATGTGTTAAAGTCAATGAGCAATCTAGATACCATTCCTGAAACTGCTGGAGAAAGTTTTTATGTACAAAGCTCTAATGCTGCAACCAACAGAAACACATATTACTCAGATCATACTACAACGCGAAAAAATGCTATACATGCAAAAACTAAAGCAAAAAAATACACAAATATTCGAGAAGGATTACTACCTTATGATTACTCTGGGGACGGAGTAAATGTAAGAGATACAATCGAACTATGCCAAAAAGCATATGCTAATATAGCTATATTTAGAAATGCCATTGATATTATGGCTGAGTTTTCTAATTCGCCAATATACTTAGAAGGAGAAAATGAAAGATCTAAGAAATTTATTGAAGGTTGGTTAAA